AAATTCTACTTCATTTATTCTACCCACATCAGATTGGATAAGGTATACTTATAAAAATACTGGCCTTGTTTCTTCTGTAGGTAGAGGATTTCAAACTTATACTCAAGTTTCGGGTGCAACTTATTTTGTCTGGGGTCCTCAACTTGAAATAGGCCCAGGGGATCCTGGTCCCTATGTTGCAACTACAACAATGGGAGTTAATAGTGGCAGAGGATTTGTATATAATGGAACGCTTTATAGTGGCGACAAAAATATGTCGTCTTATTGGGTAAATACTGGTCAAACTGGAGTTTTCGTAACAACAAATCAAACCGGTAGTTTTGTAACGACAAATCAAACTGGAGTTTTCGTAACAACAAATCAAACCGGTAGTTTTGTAACGACGGGTCAAACAGGAACATTTTATCCTGTATCAAATCCTAGCGGATATATAAATTTTACTGGAGTATTAATTTATTCTGGAATTCAAGTCCTTGGATTTTCAAATGCAAGTGGAAGTTTGATTAATCTAGGACAATTAAATACTGTTTATTCTGTATCTGCGCTGAATCCAGCGACAGTAATTGGTTATAATTCGACATCTTCTGGTAATTCAAGTCTTGCAATAGGAAATGTTGCCAAAGCACTTAATACTTCGGCAATAGCAATTGGAGGATCGACATTAACTTCTGCTTCATTTGGATTAGCAATTGGAGATTCTTCAATTGCAAGCGGAGGCGCATCAATTTCAATAGGAAGAGCGGCTACATCTTATTCAGCTTATTCAACTGCAATTCAAAATGGGGCATCTGCTTCTGGAAGTCAATCAATAGCTATTGGAAGAAATGCTACTACGACTAATGATAATTCAATAGCTATAGGATACAATAGCAGTGCAAAAGGAACTGGTGCTGTAGCTTTAGGCAATGGAGCTTCTGCTCCTAATAGCAATACAATAGTTTTAGGCGGAGTTGGTTATCAAATAGGAATTGCTAATTCTACCCCTCAATATACTTTAGACGTTAGTGGTTTTGGAAATTTTTCAAGTGGACTTTATGTAAGTGGAAATTCAGTATTAACTGGAGTTGCCACTGGAAATTTTGTAACAACAAGTCAAACTGGAGTTTTCGTAACGACAGGTCAAACCGGTAGTTTTGTAACGACAAATCAAACTGGAGTTTTCGTAACAACAGGTCAAACCGGTAGTTTCGTAACGACAAATCAAACTGGAGTTTTCGTAACGACAAATCAAACAGGGCAATTTGCTTCTTCTTCTAAAGTTATTTCTGGATTAACAATAACTGGCTTAACTTCTTATGGAACATTAACTTTATCTGGATTGGGAAGTGCTTCAGTTACTTCTTCTGGACAATATATTTATATTAGTGGAGCAGCATCTACTAGTTCTTCTGCGGGTGGAGTTAATTATTTAAATGTAACTGGATTAAATGTTTCTGGAAATATTATTTTAACTGGCGTTAATGGTATTAGCCTTTATACTGGAATTAATAATACAATTTATTTTAGTGGAGGTGGCGCTTCTGTTTCAAATGCTGTTTATACAAATGTAGCAAATCAGACAATCAGTGGTAATTTAACTGTTACTGGATCTTTTTCAGCCAATACAAAATCCTTTTTAATTGACCATCCAACAATTTCTGGAAAGAGATTGCAATATGGAGTTTTAGAAGGCCCAGAACATTCTGTGTATTTGAGGGGTAGAACAAATAATGATTTTATTAATTTTCCGCATTATTGGAGTGGATTAATTGATCAAAATTCTGTGACCGTATCTCTTACTCCAATTGGAGAATATCAAAAACTATTTGTTGAATATATTAATATTTCGGGGGTAAAAATTGGTAAACATTATTTTGATAATGTTAATTATTATTATCATATATTTGCAGAAAGAAAAGATGTAGCAAAATTAGAGGTTGAATTTTAATATGTCAATTAATCGCGGGCCAAAAATTGTTACTAATGGTTTAGTTTTATTGCTTGATGCTGCAGATAAAAATTCATATTCTGGAAGCGGAACTTCTTGGAAAGATTTGAGTGGAAATAATAATTCGGCGACTTTAACTAATTCTCCGACTTTTAGCTCTAATAATAATGGAGTAATATCATTCAGCTCTGCAAGTTCACAATACGCATTAATTAATAATTCTATATTAACTTCTCCAACTAATCAATCTGTATTTGCATGGTTTTATCCAACTACTGCTGGGCAAATTGTTGCTGAACTTGGGCAGTCTGCTATTAATACTAGCTATCATGACTCTAATATAGAAATATCATCGGGTGGTGTGTTTTCTTTTTCTTGTTGGCACGGTAGTTTAACCAATAAAGTTACTTCTACACAATCTTTTAATTCGTGGTATTATTTAGGATTCACATATTCAGGAACTTTATTAACTGCATATATAAATGGAATAAACGTAGGCACAACAACATTTACTAGGAGTGCCCCGAGTTCTTTATATTATGGATTATGTTCTACAGATAGTACAAATATGGGAACGCAAGGATATGCGGGTGGTAATTTGGGATCTTTTAAAGTATATAATAGAGCATTATTTGCAATCGAAATATTACAAAATTATAATGCTATAAAAGGGAGATTTAATTTGCAATGAGATATGGACCTTCAATAATTACTGATAATTTAGTTTTACATTTAGATGCCGCTGATTTAAATTCATATTCTGGAAGCGGAACTACATGGGCAGATTTAAGTGGTAATAAAAACCATTTTACTTTATACAATGGTCCTACATTTGTTGGTAATTATAATGGCGAATTACAATTTGATGGTGTAAATGATTATGCTAGAAGTAGAAATAACACTATTGTAAATAGTATAGCAGCTAATGGAACCGTGGAAATTTGGTGTAGAAGTTATAACGGTTCTTTTACTGGCACCACAAGTGCTTATTCTAGATTAATAAGTATAGCAAATGACACTGGTACAGGGTCTGATACTACAAGTACTCAGGGAACAAATAACGATTATATTAATTTCTTTTGTATTGCTCAAAATAACGGAACGCAGTATTATAACTTATATTATGTAAATCCTTCGGTTAGTCCATTTGGTTTAACGACCAATATAAATACTAATTTATATGTTCAATTAATTATGAGTTGGAGTACAAATGGTTCTAATATGACTTTTAATCATTATATTAATGCTTTTAATGTCACTTCGCAAACTTATACAAAAACCGCTTATTCTTCGGCTAATAATATTACACTGGCAATGAATTCTAATGGTTCGGTTTCTAGTACACTTGAAAATTCTACTACTGCTTATTCAATAGTTAGGTTATATAACAGAGCATTATCTGCAACTGAGATATTACAAAACTATAATGCAACAAAAGGCAGATTTAAATTACAATAAATAATAAAGTGTAAAAAATATATATGTCTAATATCGTAATATATCCAACTTCAGGAATTTTGGAGTTTAATACAGGAGTGGCAGGCTCATCAACTCTTGACAACTCTCTTTCTGGTGCATCTAGATTTACCTTTAATAGCGGCGAAACAAATATTACGAGTTATGCTACCGGAAATTTAAATCGCTTAACAATTGATGGCGCACAAGGAAGATTATTTTTGATAGATGATTTATTATCTGGTAATCTTTTTAGCGTAAATACAATTGCTGGATTACCAGTCATTCAAGCAAACTCTGATTATACGATTATTATGGGTCAGTATAATCAAAATAATTTAGTTATTACAGGGGGTAGTATTGGAATTGGCGGCTTACCAACTACAGGAATTCAAAAATTATATGTATCTGGCAATGTATATGTTTCTGGAAATATATATTTGAGTGGCAATTCTGTAATGACTGGGAGTAGTTCAAGTTTTATTACTACTGGACAAACTGGTTCCTTTTATACGACTTCAAATCCTAGTGGATATATTACAAGTTCAAACGTTGTTTATCAAACAGGAATTCAAACAATTTCTGGAGTAAAAACATTTAATGATAATATTGCAGCAAATTATGTTACATTATCTACTGGAGCAAATGCAATTGTTTCATTTAGCTTTCAAACTGGTGAATATTATTTAACTATCTCTTCCTCAATAACTAATGTTACTGGATATACTTTTACTGGTACAAATGCCCCAAGTTCTCCACAAATATTATCTAGCTCAGTATTTATTTATAATACAGGATATACAGGATATTTAACCTTCCCAACTGGGTGGACATTTATGGGCAGTCAGCCTTCAACATTAGCTTCTGGTAAGTCGGCTTTATTAACAGTTAAAGCTTATGGCGGTGGCGCAACAGTTGCGGGATATAGCGTCCAATATTAATTTATGAAAGGTTTTTCATTTGATCAAGTAGAGTTAGCAAATTCTGTAGATGAATCTGCCATTATTACAAATGGATTATCTTTCTTTTTTGACGCCAGTAATAGTAAAAGTTTTTTTAAAAGTCCCACTGTCATATCAGATTTAAGTGCTAATAGAAATAACTTAATACCTATTATTGGTACAATAGGAGCTCCAGGTTTTTATCAAGAGAATCCTTCTAAAAGCTCAACATTTTCATGTATTAATGCTGCTACTCAAGGTACTGCTGTTCAATATTATAAAGGAGCAAATACAGCTTTACAAAATGCTTCTTCAATAACTATTTGTTTTTGGGCTAATTCTACTGCGGCTGGAAATGGAGGAGTTAATGTGGTAGCTTCTTTAGGCACAACAAGTGCTTTTGTTTTACAAGTGGCTATTTATCAAAATGGAGTTAATACAGGATTAAATTTTAAAAATAATACAATAAATCAATATTCTACAAATCAATCAACTGTTAATGGTTGGTTTTTTTGGTCAATAACATATAATTCTGGAAATTTGAGTTTTTATAAAAATGGAGTTTTAATAAATACGGTTACTGGATTAGCCGCCTTAACCACTTCCACAATAACTACTTTATGTATTGGTTCTCAATTTGGAAGTTCTACTACATGTTTTCTAGGACATATTGGAGATGTAATAATTTATAATAGAGCATTATCCGCAGCAGAACTTCTTAAAAATTATAATGTTACAAAAAATAAATTTTCAAGGACTTCTCCTTTAGATAATTCATCTTTAGCTCAAGGACTTTTTGCTTATTATACAATGGATGCATCCAATACTAGTTCGGCGGCAGATTCTGTAGCTTCTAATAATTTGACTTTTACTGGAGATACTGGAGGTTTTTCAGGGCCAATAGACTCAATAATAAAAAAAGGAGCCCAATTATGGGAGGTTCAAAATTTCTTAAGTTTAGGATATACTTCAAATTTTATTACTCCTTCTGGAACAACATGGTCAATTTCTTTATGGAGCAATCATAATAATTATGATATAGGTATAAATGAAACAATTATTGGAGTTTCAAATCTTTTTGTTATGTCTGCAAATGGGAGCTCGACTTATGGAATAAATTTATTTGATGGCACAGGTAATACACAAATTATAACTGGCACATCAAACTTAAATCTTAGTTTATGGTATCATTTAGTATTAGTTTATAATGCTGGTTCAATTACAATATATGTTAATGGTGTATCTTATGCTACGGCAACTTCAACTTTAACTTCTGTTTCTTCGCAAACATTTAATGTTAATACTGGAACATCTGGCAGTGGAGGAACCGATGGCAATCAAATTGTAGATGAAATTGGTATTTGGAACAGAGCTTTATCACAAACAGAAGCACTAAAACTTTATAATAATGGAGTAGGAAGAGCATATTAATTTTATGGCAATATCAAAAACAAATTCAATAACAACGGCGGCAATATTTGACACTTGGTGGATTAGAAGCTTAAAGTCTTTTTCTCCAACGTTTATTCAATTAATGTTTGCCCCATCTAATCGAGAATATTTATTGGTATCAGAGACAAAATCTTTAAATTTAAACATTTCTGAGTTAATGATAAATGATTCTATTTTTGCAGAAATAATGAGCTCTTTTTATACTGAAGCTCAAAGACAGTATTCATTACAAAATAATAATCCTATATTCACTAATTTTTCAGTTGAAATTTTTACTGTAGCATCTATTAGTCCCACAAATCCTACTTGTATTAATTTTAGATTATTAATTGATGAAAATTTGGTTGATTTTAACATTCCAGATATATTTAAATTAGCTATGTCAGATTCAACTTTTGCAGGAATTTTAGATAATTTTATAAATGAAATGGGAAGACAAGGAAAATTAGCTGGAATTATAGATTAAAATATAAAATAAAAATATGATAAAAAAAGACAATATTAAAAAAGATACATCTCCTTTAATTCATCAAAGAGATAAAATTAAAAACTATTTGACAATTAAGGAATTAAATTGGTCTGAAAAGCAAAAAGAGTTTATTAAATTGGCTCTTGATAAAAAAACGAAAGTTATTTTTATAACTGGCCCTGCTGGTAGCTCCAAATCAATTTTAGCTGTATATTCTGCTTTGAAGCTTCTTAATGAAAAAAGAATTTCAGATATTATTTATATAAGATCTGCTGTAGAAAGTTCTGAAAAAGGACTTGGTTATTTGCCAGGATCTCTTGATGAAAAAATGCATTTTTATAATCTTCCATTTCTTGAAAAATTGGATGAGCTTCTTCCTAAAAACGAAATTCAAATTCTTCAAAAAGATGAAAGAGTCAAAATGTTTCCAGTTAATTATGCCCGTGGATTAAATTGGAATGCAAAATGTGTAATTATGGATGAAGCGCAAAATTCTTCTCATAAAGAAATTGTTACTATTTTAACTCGTTTAGGAGAATTTAGTAAATGTTTTATTCTTGCAGATCCTATGCAAACAGATCTTTTTAAAAATCAAGCAGGTTCGTTTGAAAGATTATCTATATTTCTTGATGATGACGAAAGCAAAGAGCAAGGTATTTTTGCTTTTGCTTTTAGCGATGAAGATGTTAAAAGATCTGCTCTTGTTAAATATTTAACTAAAAAGTTAAAAAAACTTTGAACTAAACTTTTGTAGATTATAAAATTTAAACTTACCTTCACGGGAAAAAGATATTTTTTCAATTTTATTTTCTAATTGTTTTTCAATTAATTGTTTAATATCAGTTTTTTGACGATCAAAAGTCGCAAATATTATAAATATGGTATTGCCATCATCATCAGATGGCTTATCATATTTTTTATATAATTCACTAAGACCATCTTGTAAATTAAATATTTTATAAAATATTAAACAATCTTGGTCAAAATAAACATTACCATTAAATTCTTTATATAGTTTTATTAAAGTTTCTAATGATTTATTTCTAATAGTTAAAAAACTCTTTCTTATTATAAATTCGCTATCAGGATGATCTCTAATTAATAGTTCTTGGCATCTTTTAAATATATTAATTTTTTCATCTTGAGATAAGGATTGATATACACTATTCATCTGTTATTTATTTTAATAGTTAAGAGTATATTGTATAATAAATTATATTAATATGCAATACTGTCATAATTGTGGGAAAAAAATGCCGCAAAGTTCGCTAAAATTTTGCCCATTTTGCGGAACTGATTTGGGAAATTTATTATCCAAAGCCCCTGTTCAACAACAGGCCGCTGCTCCTCAAAAGGCTAGGGCAAATTCTTTTGCCCCTTTTTCAAATCAAGGTGAGGATGATGACGATTCTTATATTGATCGCATAGAACGATTACAAATTAATATTTCTGAATTGGATGTTGAAATTGGTAAGCCCTATTTTAATAAAGAAACAATTGGTGGTTTAATGGCTCAAGGTCCAACTAATGAAGAAAAAAGATTTAATCCTATTGCAGATCCTAATCAAGTTATAGAAAATTTTAAAAAAGAAGGCTCTGCAATTAGACCCAAAGTAAATAGTAGACAAAATATTCAAAATGAAGAGTAATCAAAAAATATCTTTTGAAGATTGCTACGATGTAATTAGCCGAGAAATTAACAAAAAGAAATTTAAATGGACTCTTAATTCATTAAGTTGGTTATCATGGGAAGATGTCGCGCAAATTATATTAATTCATATTAACGATAAATGGGCACAATATGATACTTCAAAACCTCTTCAGCCTTGGTTAAGTGCTATAATATCAAATCAAATAAAAAACATTATAAGAAATAATTATAGTAATTATACTCGTCCATGTTTAAAATGTAAAGCTTCTGAAGCTAGTGATGGATGTAAAATTTATCAAACACAATGTTCAGATTGTCCTCTTTATGCAGAATGGGAAAAACGTAGAAAGCCAGCATATAATGTAAAAATTCCAGTCTCTATTGAAAATCATGTAAATGAAATTCAAGAGATTTCTGAAGAAGGGTATGGACTAGAAAGGAATATACAAGAAATTCATAGTAAAATGAAAGAAATTTTAAAACCTATTGAATATAAAATCTATGAAGGAATCTTTATTAATAATGAGCCTGAAGAACATTTAGCCAAAAGACTTGGTTATATTTCTAATGAAAAAAATAGAACTCCTGGTTATAAACAAATTAAAAATATTAGAAAAGCTATAATTATAAAAGCTAAGAAATGTATTGCAGAAGAACAAGTGGATATATATTAAAATGGAGACAGGAGATATAATTTTAACACAAGAGCAGATGGATAAAATATTGGAAATTTGGAAATCTAATCCAAAAGCTCCACCATTTTTAAAAGATATTTCTAAAACTGTTTTTGATAAAGAAGTTGATGGCAGAAGTAGAGAAGGTAAAGCTATAAAAGAATTTTTAGCTTCTCAAAATTTGGTTCCAAAAGTTACTCAAGATTATATTCCAAAAGAAGAAATTATTTTAAATGAAGAGCAAAAAGAATATTTAATAAATAATTCTTCTACAATGAACGCTCTTGAAATGTCGAGAATTTTATTTAAAAATAATCATTTATCTAATTTAAGCAAAGAAGCTAGATCTGTTAATGATTTTTTAAAGACTATAGATAAAAAAGTTTTATATGGCGATGTTGATGATGTTCCTCCGGACATAGCTTATAGGCCGCCGAAAACTTTTGAAAGAATGTTATTTAAAATTAATAAATATATTCATGAAAGTATAGATAAAGAAAAATTAACATCTCGGCAAAAGAAAGAGATTAACGCTACCATAGGATATGTAAATACATATCGTTATATTCATCAAATTAATACATATACTACTCAAACAGATAGAGAGCTTTTTGAGAGCAGCTTTATTCGTTACACTCATGATAAATCAGATTTGACAGAAGAAGAAGTTGATCAATATATTATTTTAAGTACAGAAGTAGTAATTTCTTCTAGCATTCAAGCTAGTATTGTTAGACTTCAAGAATTACTTGATGATGCAACTGATAATCCTGATAATGTAAAGATCTCTATGAGCTTAGTTGAAGCTATCAATACCGCAAGGACAGAATACAATCAATGTGTAATTCGTCAGCAAAAACTTAATAATGATTTAAAACAAAAACGTAGTGATCGTTTAAAAAATCAAATCAAAGAAAATGCCAGTATTTTAAATCTTGTTCAAATGTGGAAAGAAGAAGATTCTCGGCAAAAGCTTATTAAGCTCGCAGATCTTCGTAAACAAGTTTTGAAAGATGAGATTGAAAGATTAACTACAATGGACGAAGTAAAATGCCGAATTATGGGTATAAGTCCAGAAGAGGTACTAAATGGTTGAATGTAAAATCTGTAAAGCTTTTTTTGAAGATGATAAAAGCCTTCATCATCATCTAAAAGCTCATAAACTTCATGTCTTTGAATATTATCAAACGACAAGCCCGCGATATGATTTGTATGATAAAAATTTAATTCTTTTTAAAAATAAAAAACAATATTTTGAAACAGATTTCAATTCTGCAAAAAATATGAGATTATGGTTAGATCAGCAGCTTCCTGAAAAAAGAATAGATTATTTAAAAAATATCCTTTTAAAAAGAAGAGACGAAAAAAGCTTAATTTATACTTTAAGTCAAGTTGAGCTTAGATCTTTAAAAATTCCTGGACTTAAATATTATAATAAAGTTTTCGAAAATTATTATACTTTTTGTGAATCTTTAGGATTTAAAAATAAATATTCTTTTCCTAAAAAAGTGGCTATTAAAAATATTTTTGAAGATTCTGCTGCAAAAATTTATATTGATACTCGGGAACAATTGCCTCTTGAATTTGATTGCCCTTCGGAAGTTAAAACTTTAAAATTTGGAGATTATGCTTTTAGTTTATCAGAAAAAGCTGGCAGATGTTATGTAGAAAGAAAATCTCTTAACGATTTTATTGGAACTCTTTCTGGCGGTTTTGAAAGATTTGAAAATGAAATAATTCGCGCAAAAGAAGCTGGAGCTTATTTAGTTATATTAATAGAAGATGATTTAAATAATGCTTTAAGATTTAATACTCTTGAGCATTTATATAAAAAAGGAATGAAAGTCACTCCTGAATATATATTTCATAATGTAAGACAGCTTATTCAAAAATATGATCATATTCAGTTTCTTTTTGTAAAAAATCGACAAGAAGCTTCTCAAATGATAAAAAAACTTTTTTCTAATCAAAATCAAGTTAAAAAAATGGATTTGCAATTCCATTATGATATGGGGGTTTTATAATGTGGTATTCTTCTGATAAATATACTAAAAATGTTGTTGATCTTAATGCTCAATTCATGGATTTAAAAGGAGATCTTGAAGACAAAGAAGCTAAGATTTCACTTGCAAAATTTTTAAGAGCAAACCTTGGATTTACTACAGAATTATTATCAGGAGTAAAACTTGCGCCATATCAAGAAATAGTTTTAAAAGGAATGTTAAATAGAAATTTTTCTATGAATGTTTGGGGGCGTGGTTGTGCTAAAACATTCGTGGCAAGTATTTTCTGTTTTTTACAATGTATTTTTGAACCCAATTCCAAAATTCTTATAGCTGGCCCAACTTTTCGTACTGCGCGATTTATATTTAATAATTTAGAAAAAATAGTTGATTCTAAAGGAGGAGAATTACTTCAGCAGGCATTTGGAGTAAAAGCTAAAAGAAATGATCAATTTGAATGGCAAATTAATGGTGGATCTATTACAGCTATTCCGCTTAATGGAGAAAAGATTCGCGGTTTCCGTGCAAATATTCTAGTACTTGATGAGTATCTTTTGCTTCCAGAGGATATTATTAAAACTGTTTTGATGCCATTTCTTGTAGCTCCTCAAAATATGAAAGAGCGTCTTGAGGTAAGAGAAATTGAAGATAAACTTATTAAAGACGGATTAATGAAACATGAAGATCGTTATGTTTTCGAAAATAATTCTAAAATGATAGCATTGTCCTCTGCTTCATTTACTTTTGAAAATCTTTATAAAACCTATCAAGAATGGAGCGAAAAAATTTATAATAAAGAGCGAGGAGATGCTACTTATTTTATAAGTCAATTAGGTTATGAAGCTCTTCCTTTAGAGATGATAGATAAAACTATTATTGAAGAAGCTCAAAGTGGGGGGTTATCTAACTCTTCTTTTTTAAGAGAATATTGCGCTCAATTTACTGATGGATCAGATTCTTATTTTAGTGGTAAAAAAATGCATGATTGTACTGTTCCAGATGGACAAGAACCCACTTTAAGGTTGCAGGGCAGTCCTGGGAAAAAATATTTAATTGCAATTGATCCTAGCTTTAGTAATTCTCCAAGTTCAGATTACTTTGCAATTGCAGTAATAGAATTTGATTCTCAAGAATCAGAATGTACTTTAGTACATAATTATGCAGTTCCTGGCGCAGACTTAAAAGATCATATTGTTTATTTTTCTTATTTAGTGGATGCGTTTAAACCTGAGATGATTATTATTGATAATGCAGGTTTTCAATTTATTGATTCCTGCAATGAGTCTGAATTGTTTAGAAATAAATCATTATCATTTTTTGATTTTGATAGTGAATTAGAAGGAGATAATTATCAGGCTGTTTTAAGAAAAGCCAGAAATGATTACAACAGAGAGAAAGGCTCTATCTGTTTTAAACAAAATTTTACAAGTGATTTTCTACGTAAAGCTAATGAGCATTTGCAGGCGAGCATTGATTATAAAAAGGTCTGGTTTGCTTCAAGAATTTCTCCTAATAGTGAAGCTTATGATAGAATAACATCTTCTTCTTTTAAAACTCCAGTAAAACAAGGTGAAACAATTATTGATATAATTGATGAGCAGGATGATTTAATTTATCAAGTTAAAAAACAATGTGCTTTGATAGAAGTTAAATCTACAATTAAAGGAAATCAATCTTTTGATTTGCCTCAGCATCTTAAACGAAATACTTCTGCTAATAGGGCAAGAAAAGATAATTATACAACCTTAATGCTTGGAAATTGGCTATTCCGATGCTATAAAGATATCAAGAATGCCCCTATTGAGCAGAGAAATGAGTCTTTTACCCCTTTTATAATATAATATGCGTAATATATTTATAATGATTGGCTTAAGGTATGGCTACTAGCTTAATTAAAGTAAGGCAAATTGATCAAACAGAATTATCTGGATATGTTCAACAATTTGTTGTTGGATCTCCCACTTCTTCTGGTAGTGCTTTTAATACCAACGTTATTCCTGTTGGCTCTGGAGTTTATAATCTAGGTAATAGTGGAAATTATTGGAAAAATGTTTATACTAATCAAATAAATTTACCTTCTGGATCTGGAGTATATTTTGGAAATCAATTTTTTACAACTAGTGGAAATTCTTTATTAATTAGTGGTCCAGGTGGTACTACTGCAATATCTTCCACTACAAATTATGTAACTTATGTTGGACCAACAGGCCCAGTTGGAGCTACTGGAGCCAGTGGAGCAAAAATTACAGGAGTTACTGGAAATTCTCCTTATGTAACTTTTCTTTTAAATGACGGTTCTCAAACAAATCAAATTTTATTACCTTCTGGAGCAACTGGAGCTCAAGGATTAGTTGGTCCATCTGGAGTTTCTGTAACTGGAGCTTTAACAGGAATAAATTCTACAGGAACTTATTTTAGATTTTTATTTTCTAATACTGGAACTGGTGGATATATATATGTTCCTAGTGGAGTTCAAGGAGCTGATGGTCAAGTAGGCGGCGCGACTTTAACTTTTTTAAATTTAACAGGTTTATTTTCAGGACAAGCAACTCCAACTATAACAGTTGATGGAATTTCTTCTTCTTATATAAATGGTGGTCCAGATATTAATCTTATAAAAGGATTTAGTTATAAATTTAATTATGAGGGAATTAATACTTTAAGATATACTGACGCTACTTATACTAATAAATCAACTAATTTTATTATATATGGGAAAAATGATACAGGTTTATATTCTCAATATAATTATCTTACTGGCCCGTTAAATGGCGCAGGAGCAGCTTTAACTGGAATTCAAAATTCTGGAGCATTGCTTTTTACAATTTTCACAAATTCTGCTCAGACCGGAAGATATATTTGGAAAGAATCTTCCTCTGCGGCAATCAATACAATTTCAGGGCAGGTAGTTTCTCCAACTGGAATTTTTGAAAATTATTCTTATTTATACGATACAATAACTGTTAATTCTACTGGTTATAATTTTTATTGGAAAACTCAGGGTACATTAAAATTTTCTAATAACATTTCTGATACTTATAAATATGGATTTGCATTATATAATTCAGATTCTTTAGTATATCCGCCAGTTCTTCAAAGTCCTCAGGCTTATTATGTTTTGGGTACTTTAAATTTATCTTATGCCCCTCTTGCAGGCCCAATTGGTCCACAGGGTAATCAAGGAATTCCTGGGCCCGCAGGCCCATCTGGATTAGCAGGATCAGTTGGAGCCACAGGCGTGGGAGTTAGTGGAGTTAATACAATAATTACTGCCGGAATATTAAGCGGTTTTCAATTAGTGTTAACAAATGGTCAATCAGTTGGGCCTTATATGATTCCAACTGGAGGGCCTCAAGGAGCTACAGGTTCGGCAGGATCAACTGGTCCAACAGGACCCACAGGAATATCAGTAACTGGAGTTAATCAAATTTCTTCTAATTCGATTAATTTTTTATTATCTAATAATTCTTCTACTAGTGCAGTTACATTGCCAGCAGGGCCTCAAGGCCAAGCTGATACTTATTATTCTTATTTTGACCCAGTAAATTTAAGAATTTCAGGCCAAAGCTCTTATCCAACTGGATTTCAAGTAAGTACAAATGGAACAACTTGGACAAATGCAACAGGAGCGGGGAGATTACTTACTACAGGGCAATATGTTAAAATTTATGGAGCCCCAACTCTTCCTTTTGCAAATAGAAGCTATTCATCTTCTCAAAATTTAATTCTTTCTAGAAGATCTGTTACTGGAGAATTTTTTGGGGCACAAGTTACTAATTTTGATGGTATAAATTTAACTTTTTATGTAAATCCTCAAATAGGATTTTGGACTACTAATGGATTAAATATTTTAACTCAAGAAGGCAGTACCATTGATGTAAATTTAGGAGCTATAACTACAGTTGGACCTACAGGGCTTTCTGTCACAGGAGTAATTACTTATCAAGGAGATCCAGGCAATGGAATTGCTACTTCAAATACTGGCATTCAATTTCAATATTCTAATTCAACTACATCTCCAATAGTAGCTTTGCCACAAGGACCAAGAGGTTATTCTGGTGCAGCTCAAATATTTAAAGTTACTGGATTAAATGTCAATAGTAGTGTTGATATAACAGGTAATTTTAATAAAAGTGATTTAATTGAATATAATTTGACAGGATCATCTACTGCTAATTTTTATATTGATTCTGGAACAGTAGTTACAGGGCAGACTTGCATGGTTTTAATTAGAAATAGTGGCTATTCGCCAAGTACATTTAATTTTATGCCTGCTAATCAATTTTATTTTGTAAATAGTATCATGCCGGCTCCTCCAATTACTCTTTATTCTTTTAATATTTATACATTTATAAGGTCAATGAACTATAATAGTCATCCAGTGTACTATTGTACATATGCAGCAAATTATCCAGCATTAAACTAATATATGAAGCCAAGAAAGAAGAAAATTGATAAAATTGAAGAAACTACACCATTAATGATTTCAGAAGCTTCTGCTTCACCAACAACTTCTACTAGAAGAAATGCATCTGGCAATATAGATCGAACAGATCGTTATAAAAATATTGATGATGGTCTTGTTCCTTTTAAAATTAATACTGGATATGGCAATGGTCAGTCAACTGTTGATATTAAAGATGCGATTATCCTTTGTCAAAAAGCTTACTATAATTTTTCTCAATTTCGTAATGTTATTGATATGATGACAGAATTTTCTGTCTCTAATATTTATTTTAGAGGAGGAAGTTCTAAATCTAGAGATTTTTTTGATGCATTATTTAAGAAGATTAATTTAACGACTTTACAAGATAAATATTTTAGAGAATATTATCGTTCTGGAAATGTTTTTACTTATCGTTTTGATGCAGTTATTCAACCAGAAGATTTAAAAAAGATTACTCAAACATTTGGATCAGAACAGCCTAATAATAATATTAATAATATTAAACCTACTGATGATGAAAATGAATTAAAAATTCCAATCCGATATATAATTTTAAATCCTGCTGATATTCGTCTTTTAGGTACTGCAAATTTTGGTATAGCTATTTATCAAAAAATTCTTACAGAATATGAATTGATGAGACTTCGTTATCCTCAAACTCCTGAAGACGAAGAGTTGTTTCAAGCTCTTCCTGATGATACAAAACGTCTTATTGAAAATAAAAAGATGACTTTCGTTCCATTATTTTTGCAGCCTGGAAAAATGTATATTTCTTTTTATAAAAAGCAAGATTATGAGCCTTTCGCAGTTCCAATGGGTTTTCCAGTTTTAGAAGATCTTAATTATAAATATGAATTGAAAAAAATGGATATGGCCATTAGCCGTACTATGCAACAAATGATTCTTCTTGTAACCGCTGGGACAGATCCTGAAAAAGGAGGAATCAATCAAAAGAATCTTGAGGCTTTGAGAAAACTTTTTGAAAATCAATCTATTGGTAGAATTTTGGTTGCAGATTATACTACTAAAGCTGAATTTGTAATTCCTCAAATTGCAGATATTCTTGATCCTAAAAAATATGAAATCGTTGATAGAGATATTAATAATGGATTAAATAATATTCTTCTTGGAGGAGAAAAATTTGCAAATCAAGTGCAAAAAACTGATGTTTTTCTTGCTAGATTAAAACAAGCTCGTCAAACCTTTTTAAATGATTTTTTATTCCCAGAAGTTAAAAGAATATCTCAACAATTAGGATTTAAAAATTATCCAACTCCTTATTTTGAAGATTTCTCATTGAAAGATGACGCTTCTCATGAGAAAATTTATACAAGATTAATGGAATTGGGTATTTTAACTCCAGAAGAAGGAGTTCGCGCAATTGAATCTAACGTGCTTCCTTCTTTGCAAGAAAGTTTAGAAGCTCAAAGAGCTTATAAAACTTATAGAGAAGATGGCCTTTATCAACCTTTAATTGGCGCTCCAAAAGATGGAGAATTATCTGCCGGAAGACCTCCAGGAACAAAAGCTCCTCAGACTACTAAAAAAATTAGCCCAATTGGAACAAAAGCTTCTGAAATTTATAGTTTATCCAAAATAAAAGAGAATATGATTTTGGCTCAAGATCTACAAGCAACTGTTGAGGGGCATTTAAAGAAAAAGTTTAAAATTAAAAAGTTAAATGAGCAACAAAATGAAGTTTTAAATGGATTAACTTCTTTAATCATGACGAATGAAAGTCCTGATAAATGGAGTACTAGCATTGCGACTTATTGTGAAAATCCTCTTGATTCTAATCCCGATAGAGTCAATGAAATAAATGAAATCGCAGCAATTCATGGAGTAGATAATTATTTAGCTAGTTTATTATATATAAGTAAAAAATAATGGCATCCCCATTTAATTTTTACGGTCAAGATTCGGGAAGCTTACTTTATTATTATTCTCAAGTCTTAACTCATTTGTCTTATGACTATTATATAATATCTTATGATGTTAATAGCAATCCTTATTTAGTTCTTTATAGTAATAATCAACCTACTACAGTTGATTTTAAAGAAAATACTAATTATCAGATCTCTTTGAGCGGAGACTTTTTTGGAAATATAGATGAGTCTACTTATTCTTTATCTATTAAAGCTGGTGATGTTTATGCATCTTATAATGATCAATCCCAATTAAATAATAAATTTTTAGGACAAATTTCAGGTATTTTATTAGATGCTCCAAGCTTAAATTTTAGACCTTATGGAAATATTGAATCTGGGTTAAATGATTTTCCTAATTATAATTTAACAATTAAATCTTCAGAGATAACTGGAATTTTATTAGATTCATCTAGCTATGGTATAAAATTAAACTCTACAGTTTCTGGGATTATTTCAGAAAATTCAAATTATTCTTTAAAATTTATTAACTCTAATATTGATAAAATATATAAAGATTCTATAAATTTAAATTTTAATTTTTTTAGTGGATCTGTTGGTAGAGGAATAGTATCCTTTAATACTTCAACTGGCGATAAATTAAATATTAATTTTAATCTTTTTGCTGGTACAATATACAAATCTATAACTTAAGCTAATCAGATTATTGTGTAAAATAACTATATGGATATCAAAGCGAATGTTAATTACGCCTTAGAAGGCAAATTTAAAGTCGATATTTTTAATAAAAAAGGCGAGTTAATTGAGACGACTGACTGGTTTAATAATTTTATTACGCCAAGTGGGCTTTCTTATATTTATAATTATAATTTTGCAGATTGTTTTAGATATTTATCTTTAGGAATAGGGACTACAAGTAATTATGGTAATAATCCACCTTCTGCTAATGAAACTACCGGCCTATCTTCTCCTATAACTTCAATTCCTACAAATTTAAACGCAATAAGCATAAGCGGCTCTCCAGGAGTTATTTTTGGTACAAGTAATTTAAGCGGTCAATATATTGGGTCTTGGGCTTATCAAGAAGGTGGATGTGGAATTGTAGAAGATAATGATGGGCCTAGATTTTATAGGTCTTGGAATATTCCATTTTATAATGGATATTTATTAAATGATCTTACTATTAATGAATTCATGGTTTCTCCTTCTACTGGTGGATCAAATGGGGCTTTAGCTTTTAGTAGAGTAAAAAAGAATATAATTATTCCTCAAGGTACTTTTTCTACAATATCATATCAATTAAAAATTAAACTTGGAAGTGTTAATATCCAAACTTTTAGTGGAGGAACTTTTCAAACTGGAAATGCAGACATAACAAATGAAGTTAATGAAGTAGCTCAATGGAATACTCTTTCTGGATGTTATAGACAAACTTATCATGGTTTAGCATGGATTGATTCTATTGGAACTACTTTTGTACCAAGATATGGTAATTTAATGGAACCTAGCTTTACTGGATTGGCTGCAAGTAGATTTTATCTTTCTCCTGATAATAGTCAATTTAATGTTAATGTTAGTGGTGGAGCAAATTCTTCTGAATCCAGCTCTTATCTTGCTGATGGATTGCTAAAATTTATTGTACAAAATCCTCCTTACCAACAAATATATGATAATAGCACAAGTGTGCCAAATACTCAAAATCTTCCAAATAATATTAGAATAAAACTTAGTACAGCTGCAACTTCTGAATTTCCAGCAATGTATAATTCTCAATATTCATCTGTTTCCACTAATCCAGATTATTCTTCTTTAGCTGTTTATGATTTTCAAGGATATTCTACTGCCACTCCTGGATCTTCAGGATATGATTCTTCTAAGGCTCAATTTGGAAATAAAATTTTAGTTTCTACGCAAGGATTTAATATGCCTCATACTGGGGCAGTTACTGGAAGAAGCAGAGTTTTAACTAGAAGGCATTCATTTTTACCTGCCCAATCTTTGGGAAAAAATACAAGATTTGGATCTCTTGTATATGCTTATAAAAATCCTATTAGTAACGATTATTATCCAATGGTTGATTCAATGTTTTTTGATACTTCTGGGCAATATATGATGGCTCATTATAGACAAATTACAGGAATTTATTTTACAAATCGTGGAAGTGGAATTGTTGCATGTTCCACTTATACAGTTCCACAAATTGATATGCCTTTTAATCATAAAACATTTCAAGGTCCAGGAACTGGAAGTTTAACAAATCATCCAGCTTTAAATGGAATAGGAGGAATATAATTTTATGGCTTATTATTCTAATGAATTAACTGGAGTGAGTATGTTGAGCGGAGTTGGCCTTGGAGGTATTTCATATACTGGTTCAACTGGAGTTGTAAATTTATTTGGAAGTGGATATTCTGGCGGCTATGGCCAAGTCTATGGTATTTATTGGAATACAAGCGCAAATCCAGCTTTTGGTTTAGCTGCTGATGGCACAGGAATAACTTCTTCTCCTGGAATCACTGGTACAATTTATTATCCTAGGCCATCTCCTTTTGGAAGTGGTATCAGTTTAAAATTTTTAGTTACAGCTTTTTCAGGAAGTGTTGGAGGAGTATCAATAGCATTGACTGGCGATCAACTTATTGGAATTAATTCTGGGACAGCTCCAGGAAGTGGATATATTCTTCCTTCTGGATATTTTATTCATCAAGAATCTTTTGTGCTACTTCCAAATTATGCTAATCCTACTTCTCAAATTTATCAAAGTCTTGGGACTCCTTATAGTTATACTCCTGCCGCAGGGGGATTTTATCCTTCCATGTTAAATGATAATATTGTTAACATTAATTTAGAAATAACTTGGAGCGGCGCAAGTGGAGATGCATTAAATTGCTAATTAAATGTCATACTATAATAATGAACCATCTGGTATATCTTTTTCAGGAGTAATTTTAGATCCTCTTGCTTCTGGATCAATAGATACTGGGCGCTTTATTAATGGTTATGGTCAAGTTTATGGCATTTATTGGAATACAGGGGCAAATGTTTCTTACGGTTTAGCTAAACATACTTTAACTCAAAATTCTGCCCCAACTATAAGTGGAGATATTTATTGGACTGCTCCATCACCTTTCGGAAATAAAATTCAACTAGGATTTAGTGGTATAAAATATCTTGATCCACAATCTAATAGAACTTTTGTTGACAATAGTGGAATTTTAGGAATTGGCAATGCAATGATTGCTGATTTTGAAATTAAACCAATCAAAAGTGGATTAGAAGATATTGTTGAAACTTCAATTGCTCCTTCTTTATTTTATTTAAATGGTGTAAAATTGGGATCTATAAATGAAGGAATTTTCATTACTAATCAGCGATTTAATAGAACTGGGAATTTTTATTCAGGCAGTTCTCCAAATGGTCAACAAACTCTTTCTGGATTATTAAATTCTTTAGCAGTTGTTAATCCTTTGATTACTGGCTATGTAGCATATGCAAGTGGCGAAGGTATGCAAATGTTTGATGGTGGAGGCAATTTTAAAAGCTACATGAATGGAGGGATATTAAAAACTCCAATTGAAAAAAGCGATTTATATTTAAAACCTTTTACTGTATATATTAAACCTGATAAAGTTTATTATGGAACAGGAGATTTTATTGATTGTTGGAGAGTAACAGATTTTTTTAGCAACAATCAAGAAAGAATGACTGATTTGAAAAGAAGATTAGAGGTTTCAATTTCAAATCAAAGTAAATATGTAACGTTTTTTACTGGATATGATTCTGGTTCAAATACTGGACTGTATCTTACTTATATAAAAGGAAATAAATCATTTTATTGCCCTGCTGGTACTTCTTTAAATTATCCATCTTCATGTACTACTTCAGTTGCATCTGGAATATTTACTAACGATAATGGCTTAACTGGAGTATGTTATAGATGTAAAAATTGTGATCCTTGCCCATCTGGAACATTTTCAACCGCTGGATACAGTAGCAATGGAGATGTAAATCAAACTATTGCCAGTATTTATTGTAGTAATCCTGGATATTCAGTATTTTCTTATGTAAATGACTGTGGGCAAACTGGCAATTGTCTTTCATGTACAGATTCTCGTTGTGAAAATAAAGGATTATATACCGATTGGCTTTCTGCCGCAAATTCATGTTCTCCTTTGGGCAAAGATATAGGATCCGCTCCTAACGCTTATCAAAATCAAGTTTTTGGTATGCCATATAAAGCAGATGATACTCAATGGAATTGGTGGAGAGATGGTAATACTCCTATAGCTTATTATTGTTGGGAATGTTCTAAATGTGATAGTTGTAAAAACTATTTAGCCTATAATATTCCTTTTAATCCTTCTACTTGTAGCGCTGGTTATGCTTATATAGACGTATATTCTAATATATATAATGTATGCGGTCCTCTTTCATGCGGTTGGTGCAATGATAATGGATCTTTTACTTGGCCTCCTACGGGAATTCCTCAGCCTCCTTATTCTTGTGTTGATGCATCTACTAATATTGATACTCCAGTATTTACATTTTGTGGAACTCCAGCTGGTTTAAGATCTCAAGCTGATTATTATACGGCGTTTAGTATACATGCCTCGACTGATTATTATTATAACACGTTACAAGTTACTCAAGATCAGTTTTATGCACTAAAATTAGATAAAATGATAGCAAATTGTTTTGCAGATAAATATATTTGCGTAAAAGCAGTGGATGCTGGTTGTGGAGGTTCTGATTCAATATTTATGGATATTTATTCATGGGCCACTCTTTATGATTATAATTTAAATTGTGTATAATTTATATGCCTATACCATCAGGAGTAAATAATTCTGGTAATTTGTGGACAGGATGGAGCTATCTCCAATTTTATCCATCTATTCCTGCTTTTTGTCAACCTTCTGGATATTTATTGCATCAAGAATCTTATAAGCTTTTACCTAATTATGCAATTCCAAACTCTCAAGATTTCCCACAATATTCTCCACAAAGAGGAGGATCTTATCCCTCTGCTTCTAAAAATAATGTTTTAAATGTATATTTAAATATAATATGGAACGCGGACTGTGGCGATTCTAAAAATTGCCAATAATATATGTCTAATTTAAATTTAAAATTAAAAGGTCAATACAGATTAAAATTATTTGACAAAAATAATCAATTAAAATCTGATACTGATTTTTTAGATAATATAATTACTAATTCTGGTTTGCTTTTTCCATTTGATGTAGCTTATGCAGACTGCTTTAGATATTTAAGTGTTGGCAGTGGAAATACTACAGTAAATATTACCAACACAGGATTAGCTTCAGGAATATCAGAATTCCAATATTTGGGAATTTATAAAGCATTAGAGCAAGATACTCAAAACATTTTAAATCTAGACTATCAAGGAACTTATAATTATTATGTTCCAGAAGGTTGTGGAACAGTTTTTAATTCAGATTCAGTTGATTTGTCTAGAACTTGGAGATTGCCAACTGGTTCTGATTATTTTTCTAAAAACTATTCAATTAAAGAGTTAATGACTTCTCCTTCTTCTCCAATTGAAAAAGTCATGAATGCCAATGTAGATCTTGTTAACTATTTACCTTTTACTCCTGTAGATTATCAAAATCTGGCATTTTCACGGCTAGTGTTAAGTTCTGCGTTTAATGTTTCTGTTGGAGATTACGCTTTAATAACTTATAAATTATCAGTTTATCCTAATACTGGAGTTTCATTTTTTAATTTTAGATTTAACTCTGCAAATTTTGGAGGAAGCGCTGGATCTCTAATTGCTTGTACTGGATGGACAGGTTATATTTCTGGAGTATCAAGTTTAGTTCAGCCTGGAATAAAATTAATTTCTAATTTAACTGGCCCAACAAGTTATACTCCTATAGAATTAAATGATCCTTATAAATTTCCCACAAATAAAGATATTGGATCAAGATTTGGACTTAGTTATACTCCTTTAACAAGTTGTCCTTTGGAGCCTTCTTTTGATTATACTAAATATTATTTTTATTTATCAGATGATAATACTCAATTTTTAGCAAATCCAAGTGGCGCAAATTTACCAATTTCTGCAACAGGAAGTTATTATCCTTTTAAATCTAATGGTATAAAATTAAGCGGAACTTGTGGATATAGATATTCTATGCCAATAGATGCCGCTCCTCTTGAGTGTATTAGAACAAATAACACTCAATATGGTCTTCTTTTACCTGACTCAACAAATATTACTCAAACGATTACTCAGGCAAATATAAAAACTATTGATACTACAACTGCTACTAGTTATACAATTTCTAAAACATTAGGAAATGTTCATAAAGATTTTGCTTTTACTTGGGGAACTATTAAATCTGGACCAGTTTCTTCTTTAGTTGGATCTGTAAAAGATAAAGATATTTCTGACATCTCTTATCCATTTGTAGATTTAATATTCTCTTCTATAGGAACAGGAGTAGTTCCTGCTTTGCTTAAAAATGGGACAACAGGATATTTTACTCCATTCTCTACTAATAATAAATTATATTTAGATGGAATTAATACCTTAAATTTATCTTTCAGATTAACTTGGAGTTAAGTGTAATATATATTGATTTTATATATGTTTTTCAATGTTGAAATAAACTTTTTAGAAGTTGAGAAGCCTTTAGAAAAAATTTTTAAAAATAAAATTTCTACAGCAGAACAGGCTATTGAATTTTCTGCAAAAGTTACTCAAGCTCTCAAATATAAAGTTAAGGATTATAATAGTAAAAATGAAGAAAAAGTAACCCTTGCTCAATTAAAAAAAGTTTATCGTAGTGGCTCATTGGCATTTAATAAATTTAATAATTTACAAAAAACTAAAGGACATTGGGCAATGGCTCGTATAAATATGTTTTTAAGGATGGTCTCTGGCAAACCAGTAAAAGATGCTTATAAAAAAATTGAGCAAAAAGCTTGTAAAGCTGCTTTTGAATTAGATATTACAGAATCTTGGGAACCTTCAAGGCAGGATTTTGAAGCTGCCGAAGAAGATGTTTTTAATTTTGATATAGATCATAACTTTTTAGACGAAGATTTATATATTGATGAAGAAGCTTTCGGTTTTGAACATATTAAAAATTTATTATGAATGATATAGAAATTGATTTACTTGCTGTAGACAAGTCACCTAAGCATAAAGCTTTAAATAAACCTTTTAGAACTCCAAAGGGCCCTAAAAAGTTTTCTGTTTATGTAAAAAATGATAAAGGTAATATCGTTAAAGTTAATTTTGGCGATCCTAACATGGAAATTAAACGAGATGATCCTGCTCGTAGGAAAAGTTATCGTGCCCGTCATCATTGTGAAAATCCTGGACCCAAATGGAAAGCCAATTATTGGAGCTGCAAAATGTGGTCAGCTAAGCCAGTTAGCAAAATAACAGCTTCTGATTCTGATTTGAAAAATTACATGTTTTTCCAAAATTTAAAGACCATTAAACGCCATGTAGATGAATTGCTCTCTATGGATGAAAAAATGGTTGATGCAGTATTATCTGATGGTCATGACTGGGCAAGCGACCATATTTCCACTTCAACAGATGATATCATGGAAGTTCATCATTTCTTAATTAATAAACGCGATTATCCCGAACAAAAGGAATCAAATGCAGAAAATAAAGGACTTTGGCATAATATCCAGAAGAAAAAGGAAAGAATGGGTAAAAATTATCGCCCTGCTAAACCTGGTAGCGAAGCTTATCCTGATAAAAAATCTTTTGAAAAAGCTCAAGCAGAAGAATGGGATGGAGAAACTTTTGTAGAAGAAGCTGATATATTAAAAGAAAGTCCTCTTTTAGCATTTATTTCTGAAGAAGTCACTGAAGAGGATTGTGATTGTGAAAATTAAGCCTATAGAGCTTGAAATTGTAACTTCTTCAGCTTATAATAAAACTTTTAAAGCTGAAAAAGAAGGTGATTGCTATGCTTATGTAAAACATAAAGGTGGCAAAACTTATAAAGCTACATTTTCTTGCTCAAAAAGTGATGAAATTTCTCAAGATTGGAATGGCGAATTGATGTGGGATCAAGTTGACTTGCTTCGCTCCAATCCAGCATTATTAGGATTTAAAGAAATTGATGAAGCAGAACAAATATATGTTGATGGATTAGGTGGGCCTGATCCAGAAGAAAGAATGAGAAGAGGAGAAGATGATAGTAAAGATAGTCGTTTTCAAAACATGCAAATGGCTAGTTTAGATCCTAAAAGTCAACTTTCTAATTGGAATACTTTTGATAAATGGAAAGAGCAATATTGGAAACGCGAATATCCAGCTTATTCTCCAAAAACAGATACTTCTAAAAAATATCCACCTACTGAAAGCCCTGTTGGAACTCCTGGAAAATGGAAGCCTATGGTTTGGAGGCAAGAATTTCCAGATTATGCTCCAAAAACTACAGAATCTGTTCCTAAAAATGTAGATCAAGAGTTTTCCAAAAAAAATAAAGAACAATCTATTCAGAGTCCCAAAGAGCCAGATGGTAGAATGAAAGTTCCTATGGCAAGCTCTACGCCAGTTCATTATGAGTTTGATTTAGAAAAATATGCTGAAAAAGACTTTTATAAACAACAGTATCCTGGATTAGGCCCAAATTCTAAAACTGCCAAAGCTGATGAAGTTACTCATTACAATGGTCTTTATCAAGATGAGTATCAAGGGACTCCTCAACAGCCTATTAATATTCCTAAAAAATTTAAATATAAGATTGGCGAAAAAAAGACATATGATAATCAATGGAAACTATTAACTTCTGCTCCAATGCAGTTATATAAAGAGTTTTTGGTCGCAGAAGACCTTAAAAAGGTGTAATATATATAAGATTATGGATTTAGAATTTCCTTTTTACTCAAGTTTTAGTTCAATGATAAAGCCTCTTGTCTCAGAAGAAAAAGACAAGTATTTAGCAATGGCCAGCCTCATTGACGTAGGAAATTTTATTCCTAAGATTGATACAAAAAGTAACATTGATTTGTTGCCTGTTGCTTTTAATGCTTGTGTAATTAATCGCGCCAATAAAAATGGCGATGTTATTGATACAGATTCAGCAATTGCTGTTTATAAGAACTTTATCAATAAGCCAATCAATATTGAGCATAATCGCCAAAAAATTATAGGAACAATTTTATCTGCAGGTTTTAGTGAATTTGGATCAGATCTTCCCCTTACTGAAAATCAAGTAAAAGATTTAAAAACTCCTTTTAATATTACTCTTGGTGGAGTTCTTTGGAAAATCGTTAACCCCGAAATCACAGATCAAATTGAAGATTCTAATGATGAATCTAGTGATTATTATCAATCAATTTCTGCCAGTTGGGAACTTGGTTTTAGTGAATATCAATTGGTCTGGACTGATAATGATAGCAAAAATTTAGAAGATTCAAAAATTGCTGGAGAAATTGAAGCCTCTACATTAAAAGATTATTTAAAAGCTTTTGGCGGAACTGGCAAAACAAAAGATGGTCGTTCTGTTTATCGTAAAGTGGTAGGAACTGTTGTTCCTCTTGGCATTGGATTGACTGAAAATCCTGCCGCCGAAGTCATTGGAATTGCCGTAAATAAAGAAAAAACTCCTGATATTAAATTAGATGATCAAAAAGCTGATATTCAAGAACAAAAAATTTCACAATCTAGTGATTCAAATGTAAATAAAAATAGCAATAAAATTATGAAAATTAATTCTTTGGAAGATATTAATGATAAAAATTGGAAAGAACTTTCCGCCTCTGCCGTTACGCTCTTCATTGCTGAAGAGATAAAAAAAGCAAGTGAGTCTTACGTTACTGAAAAAAATAAAACAGAAACTATGTTCAAGGCCACAGAAGCTGCTTCTAAACAATTGCAAGATGATTATGCTGGTTTGAAGACTGCTCTTGAAGGAGTTCAAGGTGAGCTTTCTAAACTTCAAGAAGAAAAAGCTGCCAGAGAACAAACTGACACTTTTAATTCGCGCATGAACGAGGTGTGCAGTACTTACGCCCTTAATGATGAAATGGCCAAAGTTGTTGCTGAACAATTAAAAACTTGTAAATGTGATGAGGATTATGCCACTTATAAAACTAATATGGCTGTATTCTTGAAACCTTATGAAAGAAAGGCCAATGCTGCTGCATCCCCAAGTGATGAAAAAAATGTTGCTGGGCCCACAAAACAAGCTCCCGACACTAAAATGAAAGACCCAAAAGATGAGCAAGCTTATGCTTCAACTCAAGTGGTTGATCAAGCTCTTGACAACGCTGCTCAAGAAAAAATTTCCCTCCCGAACTCTGTTGAGACAAAGAAGCCTAGTTTGATTGAACAATATAGTCAAGCTTTTTCTTTGGAGGAAGGATTTACAGTTAACAAAAATAGGAGATAAAATAAAAAAATATGCCACAATTAGGACCATTTAGAGATTATAATGAGCATGACGTTCTTAACGTCTTTGCTGTTAGCGGTTATACCGCTGATACTACTACAATTTTACCAAGAGGAACTCTTGTTAAATTAGCTGGAAAAGGGTTTAAATTAGATGAGCCCAATTACATTGAATACCTTGGAAATCCAAGTGCATTCACACCAACTAACGTTGTTTCTCAACGTTATGGAGCAATTCCTAAAGTTGTTCCTACTACAACTGGAACTGAATTTCCTGTTGGAATGACGCTTTTTGATATTCGTGAAACTGATGAAAATGGCGAACTCTTAAAATTCAGACCTCGTAAAGCTGCTGAGTTGGAAGCTGTTATTTCTGGCCAAGCTTGCCCACTTGTTCGCAAAGGACTTTTTGCTTACAGCGGAATTACTACTGGCATTGGACAAACTGCAGTTACTGGAGCTGGACAAATTACTGCCGGAACTCTTCTTTATCCTGGAGCCGGAGCGCTTTCGTCTTGGGCTGTAACTGGACAAGGTGGGTATCAAACCCATAATAAGATTGGTATTGCATTAGGTGATACTGATTCTCGTGGATATACTGTTGTTTTTCTTAATATCGTCTAATATTAAAGGATTTATAAAAATATGAGCTTAATTAAATTAAAAGAAACGCCTGAGCAAATCGAGTTGATCAAGGCTATGGGTTCTAAGAACCTTCAAGTCTCTCGTGAGGCTACAGAAGCTGTCGCTGCATTTTTGGGACCGGTAATTCGTAAAGTCCTCTTGACTCTCGGCACTTCGTCTGCTATCTATCGTGATGCAGAATTTGATGAGGATGCAGATCCTTCACTTCCTTTGGACTTGTTTTATGATCAAGGCGAAGGATTTGTTACCACTTGGTCGCAAAGCCAAGCTGGAGGTTTGCCTACTTCCACTGTTAATGGTATTTCTGAATTGAAATTCCAAACATATCGCCTTGATTCTGCTGTCAGTTTCAATAAGCGTTATGCCCGTAAACATCGTTTGGATGTTGTTAGTAAAGCTATTGAGCGCATGGTTAACGAAGTGCTCATCAAGCAAGAACGCAATGCTTGGGCTGTTATTTTGAAAGCCCTTGCTGAAGCTACTACCACTATTCCTACTACTGCTGGTGGCGGAATTGCTTCTCCTCAGTCTTATAAGCACGTTATTAGTTCTTCTAATAGCGGAAGCTTTTTGTTGAACGATCTTAACAAATTGATGACTCGCGTTAAAAGAATCAATGAGTCGTATTCTGCTAACACTCCTATTCAGCCTTATTCTAATGGTCCTACTGACCTTTATGTGAGTCCTGAAATTAAAGAGCAAATCAGAGCATTTGCTTACAATCCAATCAATACTGCTAGTACTGCTAGTATTACTCGCCAAGGTGCCGAACAATATCTCAGCGATGACTTGCGCAACGATATTTATCGTAACGCTGGTATGCAAAGTATTTTTGGTGTTGTGATCAATGAGCTCGTTGAGCTTGGTGATACTACTGCTGGTGGTAAATACAATACTTTGTTTAGCCAATTTGCAGGAAGTTCAGTTCCTGGTGGCGGTGGCAATGCCTCTTGGCAGTCTGCCGTGGACGAAATTGTTATTGCTATTGATAATTCTCGCGGAGCATTTATTCGCCCTGTGTCTCGTCAAGCTGAATCTGGTGGCACATTCTCTGTGCTCCCTGATGGTCAGTGGGATGGATATGGAGCTCGTGTAGAGAAAGTCGGATTCTACGGATTCGTGGAAGAGGGCCGCCTTTGTATTGATGCTCGTGCCATTGCCGGTATCGCTGTGTAATCTAAGATTAATCTAAACTTTAGAGGGGAGCGAGAAATCGCTCCTCTCTTTTTTTTGTTTTTATATTAAAATTTTTTATAATATTTACATGACTAAGAAAAAAGATATTGAACAGCTTTCTCAAACGAATGCTAAAGTGGAAAAATTTGCTCCCACAACTCTTGACCAAATTTGGGGAGATCGCGGCTCTGCAAAATATAATACTCTTGATCCTATTGAATATGAAGCAAAACTAAAAGGCATGAATAAAACAGATTTATATTCTCATGCTCGTTCATTGGGAATCATGCCAAATGACAATTATGATTTGTTGATTCGTAAATTGCGTCAAGAATTTTTAGCTCATATTAATGCATATCGCCGCCCTAATGTTGTTAATAACGCAAATGGTGCAAAAAAAGTTTCTACAGAAGTATTAAAGATTCTTTCTGAAGGTCGATAATTGTGTAATATATCATATATATGGCAAATGTATATGATATTTCTATAGAGCAAGGCTCCAGTTTAAATTTAACTTTAACAGCCACAGATTCAACTAGCTCTTATTTGAATTTAACTGGTTATGCCGCTAGAGGTAAAATTAAATATGGTTATGGATCAAGCGGATATTTATTAAGTATCAATCCACAAATTGACTTAAGTTTAATTAGCGGATTAATCAACATTTCTTTAACTGCAGATCAAACTTCTCTTCTTCCTGTAACAAAAGCTGTATATGATATAGAAGTTTATGCTACAGGAAGTAATATTTCTGTTCCAAGTGGATATACTTTTAAAGTATTAAAAGGATACGCAGATATTTCTCCAGAAGTAACTACAAGTTAATATGTCAGATATAAATGTGACAGTTCGAACTGCTCCTCTTAATATTAATGTTAATACAAGCCCAACTGTTTTAGTTTCTGCTGCAACTGCTGGCGTTCAAGGGCCAGTTGGAATTCAAGGGGCTGGAGTTTTATCTTTTTCTGGCTTATGTACAAGCGGCGTAGATAGTGAATTTATAAAATTTTCTTCTAATGGATCTAATTATACTTTTTATTCTATACCAAAAGTTGTATGTTCTTTTCAAAACACTATAGATAGTAATTTGTACAATGTTGTTATTAACGCAATTAAAACATCAGGCATAAATGTTAGCTATAGTGATAATATAGTTAAAACAGGCTACGGCTTAAGTATAATTACAAATTTATAAAAAAATAATTACTTTATGTCATATACGCCGCCAGCGCCAACTTATGTTAGTCTTCCTTTAAGTGGAAATGTAAATTTATTTAAAAATATAAAGGCTGGTTATATTGACATTAGCGGGGCTATTATTAATAGCTCCATTGCTCATGGTAATGTAGAATTTAAACAGCGTCCTACAGTTAGTGGAGTTGATGTAGCATTATATACTGATGTACTTTGGATTCCTATAGTTGCAACTTCTCCTATAATAACTCCTGCAATTGTTCCAAATGCTTTAGGGGGATCAGGAACTACTATTAGCTCTAATGAATATACTTATTTTACAGGACTAGTAGGCATTAATAATACTGCGCCTTTTTATACTTTAGATGTTAATGGGCCAATAGGAAATAGTTTAGGAGGCTTAGAAATTACCGCTGGGACTTATACAAATATAGAAAATTCTATTCCTGGATATGTTTTTATTCATGGAGGAAATGGTGTTGCATCAGCTTGGAATCGCAATGGAGGAGATGTTTATATTGATGGTGGAAATTCTTATGGACAAACAGCAGGAAATGTTATTATTGCCGGTGGACATTCAAACACTTATTATGAATCATTTCCCGCTGGATATGTAAATTTGTTGAGTCAAGTTTTAATAAATCAAAATATTAATTCTGGAACGGCTCCAAAATTTGATCTTGAAGTTATAGGCTCAGGTAATTTTTCAAGTGGGCTTTACGTTAGCGGAGTTAGTGTTTTAACTGGAGTAAATTTAACAAATTATGTTACAGTTAATCAAACAGGATCTTTTGTAACTACTTCTAATGCTTCATTTATAGTTCGTCCAACTGTTAATGGTACAGGAATTTTATTGAGTGGAGAAGCTGCTTCTATAATTGCGAATATAGTTTATACAACTGGCAATCAAAATATTTCTGGAGTTAAAAATTTTTATTCAAGACCAACTGTTAATGGTACAGGAATTTTATTGAGTGGAGAAGCTGTTTCAGTACAAACTGGAACTCTAACTGGAGTATTTTATCCTCTTCTTACAAATCCTAGCGGATACATTACGACAGGACAAACTGGAACTCTAACTGGAGTATTTTATCCTCTT